TCCCAGACTATATCATTTTGTCCTAGTTTGTCAACTAGTGCATTTTCAAAGGCTTTATCATTATCCTCACATATAAGGTTGAAGATAGCATGATAGCCATATGCTCTGATTTGTACTCGGAAATTTTTCATGGGTTCTTTCTTTCTATCATAAAAAAAGGGGACCCGAAAGCCCCCTTTTTAATTTGTTTTAGTACGAATTAAGCACCTTCAACGCCGAAGATACCTCTGAAGTCAGATACTCCAAATGAGTATCTTTCTCTAGCTTTGTATCTTACGTTTCCAGTATCGAAGTCACCTTCCATAGCTGTTTTGATAGGTGATCTATCAAAGTACTTCATTCCATTAGGTATATCTGTAATGATGTAGAACGCATCTGTATCTGTGATGTAATTGTTCACTCTGTAACCTTGAGGAACCATTCCCATAGAAACGATTGCATTGATATCATTATCAGCTGTTCCTGTTCTACCTTGAGATTTCATCAATCTCTCAGCAGTGAATTGAAGTTCGCTAGGTACAATCATTTTCACGCCTCTTGCAGCAATTTTAAGACCTCTTTCGTCTGTCATTGCAGCAATATCGATTAAAGATTGCTCTAGTGAAGTTTCGTTTAAGTCAGCTTGAGTAGCCAATGTGTTCGCAACATTACCCGCTATTGTTGGGTGAGCTGTATTGAACAATGAAACACCGTCACCAGAAGTGAATGTAGCAGTTGAAGGTAAACCATTGATTAATGGGTTAACAGCTTTAACTTGCTTAGTGTTTGACATTGATCTAGCTAATGCTTTTGTATATCTAGACGCAAGTCTATCATACAAATTGTCTTCGATCGCCTCTTCAGTTATTGCGAAAGCAAGAGCCACAGTTTCGTGTGTGTATCTCGCAGTGTAAGTCTCTTGAGCATTGTCAAAAGCTATTCCACTTCCTTCCGGTTTAACTTGAGCTTGAGCGAAGCCAGATAACATAACTTCTTCTTCAAACGCTCTGTCTGATGATTCTGAAGTGTATATTTCAGCATGCTGATTTTCGTATCTTTTATATTCCAGGCCGAATAGTGCATTCAATCCTGGCTCTAGTTCTTTAACTAGTTGTCCTCTTGATATAGCCATAATTATTCTCCTATTCTCCTATTATACGCCATTTACGTTCATATCTAACTCATGCTCGTTGATTCTAACGATCCAATTTACGTTAGCTGCGCCAACGGTATTGTTTGATGGATCTCTAGATACGCCGAGAATTTGTAAAGTTGCAGAAGAGCCAGCAGCTAATGTGCTGTCGTCTAATTCAACTTGTGATACGAAGTCCGGAGAACTACCTGCTGCATACACGATATCTGCAACGTTGAAGATATCAGTTGTAGCGGAAGCCCCCGCATTATTAGATTGTATCTCAAACCTTTCATAAGGGTCATCAGAAATGAAACCAACAATGTCTGTTGCAGTGTTAGAAGCATTTAGGTGATTCGCATATGTAGGCTTGCTTGTGTTAGCATCAGTAAAGAAGATACCAGTGAGTGCTCCTGTTATAGCTCCGCCTGCGCCTGCTACTACTATTGTACCTGTGTTTGCCATTTTCACAGCATCACCTTGGTAAATAGCTGTTGCATTAGCTGCAATGCTATATTCGGATAAACCTTGGTTGTCTCTATTCTGGCCAACTTTGCCGATCGGTCTTAAACCGAAAGGTGCGTCTTGGTTAGTTGCCATATTGTTTCTCCTTTTGCAAAACCACTCAACGTAGTTTTGCGGTTAATGTTAATTCGTTGGGTAGGAATCGTTAAAAAATTAACTTTTCTTTGAACCACCGAAAGTTACACGAGTCTGTCTATCAACATTGATAGGCATACTTGGATGCTCTTCCTTCATAAGATCGTTATCTGATGCTTTGACCTTTTCTTGATGCTGATTAGCATAATACTCTTGTCTTTGTTGCGCGATCTCATCAGGTACTCTAGCGAGCACTAGGCCGCCTACTCCGATTACTCCCTTGTATTTGCCATCGTCCACAGTTGGAAAATCTGAGTCAGGGTATTCATCCGATCTAACTAATTCATAACCAGATCTTAATCTGCCTTGAATATTTTTAGAATCATTGAATCCTAATGACTCGGCTCTTAACCATCTGTGCCTAAATCCTGTCGGCGCAGGGGGTGCATCTAAAGATGACGGTGGAGTCCAAACTTTTTTTCGAGATTCTTTATCTCTAGTCTGACTCGCACGGGAAGTTTTCTTTTCTGTTATTTTATTCATATGCTTATACCTCCTTCGTGATTTTTAATTGTTTCGCATACTCTTCAAGTGGCACACCTAATTTTTTAGCGATTGATACCTGTGATGATGTGAGTCTCACAGTTCTGCGACCTGATTTTGTACTTCGCTTCGCTGAAGCTACTGTTTGTACTGGCTTGGTCGTTGTATTTTCAGCCGTATCGCTATTATTACCAAATTTATGAGGAAATGCAACTCTTATTCTTTTGTCTATTTCCTTATAATATTCATCACTTGATGTGTCATAACCTTCTTCTTCAGTAAGCTTCTTATGCAAATCCATAGCGGTGTATGTCATCGCATTATCACTTCCAAACCAAGAGTTTTTCTCAGCCCATGATTCTGCTCTAGGATCAGGAGTATCTTGTTTAGGAGCAATTGCTTCCCTTAAATTAGGTTGTTTTACTTCTTGTTGTTTAGCTGCTGTTTCTTGAGCTTCCTTGGCCTCAAGATACTTAGCTTTTCTATATCCTAATTCAGATATAGATGTTTGAGCATCAATCTCAGCTTGAAGATCACTTGCTTCCCTTGCTGCTGCAAGTTTAGCTTTAGCGGCTTCTAAACCAGAATTAATACTTTGTTCTGTCGCTGATAAAAAACCAGGTTCTAATTTACTTAGTTTGTTTTTTATCGTTTTTTGTTCTGCAACAACTAACTCAGCGTATTTTAAAGCTTCATCTTTTTGTCTTTCAGCTTCTCTCCACTTTTTAGTTAGTTTTGCAATTCTTTTTTGTACTCCTGTAGAGTACTCTTCTAATTCTTTCTTTTCTTGAGGCTCCTCTTTTGTTTCTACTTGAGGTGCTTCTTCTTTCTGTTCTTCAACAACCGTTTCTTCTTTAGTTTCTACTTCAGGTTCAGTTGTGGGTTGTTCTACAACTTCTTCCTTTTTTTCTTCAGCGATATCAATATCAGCGCCTGGGCCTGATGTATCTATATCAACTGTTTTGTTTTCTTCTACGTCTGGCATAGTTTCCTCCTATGATTAATATTGATGAAGTATGTCTTGTGGATTTTCGATGGTTGCTAACACTTCATCATCATTTAGCAATCTTACTTCTCCTCCATCGATTTGTATTCGGCTACCTGCATATCTTGCAAAGATAACCCAATCTCCTTTTTTACACCAAGGTCCTTCTGGAAATTTTTCTTTATCATAACAATGTGGTCCCATTGCTAAAACTAAACCACAAGTAGATCCTACTTGTTGTCTTTCCAAAGTATCTTGGCCTAAATACAAACCACCTTTAGTTTTTTCTGGCATTTTAAAAGGAAGAATTAACATTCTCCAACCAGTTGGGTTTGGTAATTTATTTGATTCTTTTGTTTTTAAACGTTCGTACCCTTCAACTTCTTTTTGTTGATTATCTTTGTACTTCTCTTCTAAAGCATTTTTATGCTTCGGTATCGTGTTTCCCGAACTTGATAATATTTCTGTCTTGCTCATTTTTTTGCTCCTTAGGTTCTAGCAGGTTAGAGATTTCCTGACTTGTTTTATAGTAGGCATGTGCCTGTCCCATCATGTACTTGTATTTTTCCATATTGTCAACAGTACCAGCAATCATTGAATCACCGATTTGTTGATATTCTTCTTTTAAATACTTTTGTATTTTATTTACGATTATTAGATCATCCATTTTTCTACCTCTTTCAATTTTTCTCTAGCAGTTGATATCTTATCAAATAGTTTATCCATCTCATCAATATGTTGTGGATGTTCTCCAATACCTACTGAATTAGATAAATAAATTTCTAATGTTGCTTCTGATTCTGCTATTTGTGCTTCGTATCTTTTTTTAAGTGCTTTTAACATTTCCAACGTCTCCGTGCCTGACGGATACGTGAATTTGGATCGTTTCGAGTTTTTGCAGATGACCTTTTTAATTGTCCTAGTGATCTAGCGCAGTATGATTTTCTGCGATTTGCAGCTTTCGATCCAG